CCCCGCCAAGCCCAAGCCTTAAAGACCTTTAAGGCCGCCAAGAAAGCAGGTGCCCGAAAGGGTGAAGGAAAGAAAAGGTTCGGAGCGCGCATGGCGCAGCTGGCCGGCCGTGGCGAGTCCCACAACGCCAAGGGTGGCAAACCAAAGCGGAAGTAAACCTTCCCAACAACTTTAACCCGTCCGTGGAAACACGGACGGGTTTTTATTTTCCTGCCTGTGTTATAGTTGCGTTCTATGACTGTCACCCTAATCACAGGCGATAACTTAAATAACCTGAAAGGTTTGGCTACCTGCTCGGTGCAGTGTGCTGTCACCAGCCCGCCTTACTATGGACAACGTGATTATGGCGTTGATGGTCAGATAGGTTTAGAGTCTACGCCCGAAGCGTATGTCCAATCTCTTGTTGCTGTGTTCCGTGAAGTTTGGCGAGTGCTAAAAGATGATGGTACTTTGTGGCTCAATCTTGGCGATAGTTACAACGGAAACAAGAACGGAAATAGAAACGGCACTTATGCCAACGGCGTTGAAAACAAATCAAAGGTTTATGCCAAGTCGGATACGTTCACAAAAAAATTGTGGAGTGGCGCAAAGACTAAAGATTTACTAGGCATCCCCTGGATGGTTGCGTTTGCTTTACGGGCTGATGGTTGGTACTTGCGCTCTGATATTATTTGGGCGAAGCCGAATCCCATGCCTGAAAGCGTGAAAGATAGACCAACAAAAAGCCACGAATACATTTTTCTGCTTACCAAATCAGCGTCCTATTATTATGACGAGCAGGCGATAGCAGAGGCGGTTGCCGCATCAACCCCTGCAAGGTTAATGCGCGGAGTAAGTGATAAGCACAAAAACACAGACGGAGCGCCGGGGCAGACCCCCCAAACCCTGAGTAGTCCGAGATCAAACTACAAGGGTTTGAAAGATGTTGAGCAAACCCACAGGAATAAAAGGGATGTCTGGATAGTGAGCACAAAAGCCTATAAAGGTGCGCACTTCGCCACCTATCCGCCCGATTTGATCGAGCCGTGTATTTTGGCAGGCAGTAGGGTAGGTGACGTAGTTCTCGATCCATTCAATGGAGCCGGCACAACGGCCGTGGTGGCCGTCAAACACAGACGCTCTTATGTTGGGCTTGAGTTGAATCCCGCTTATGTCAAACAAACACAGCTGAGGCTTTTGGACGTACAGCCCAATCTACTATAATAGTTGAACAACAAGAACGGAAAGGTGAATCGGTGGCAGAAAAACGCAAGAGAGCCAAGGCCAAACCCAAGCTCAAACCCAAGCAGACACGAACAAGCGCGGCGCAATCCTCGAAAGAGCTAAAACTGCTGAGGCGGCAGACCTTTGCAACCGACCTGCGGACACAAGGCATGACCTATCGAAGACTCGCCAAGCGGCTGATCGAGTTGGGGATAGCCGATGGCAGGTATGGGGAAGCGCTGGCCTACAAGGATGTCAAAGACTATATGGCCGGGATCACGGGGAACATGACTGAATTGGCACTCCAAAATCTATACATTGACTTGCGGCGTATGGATGAAATGTTCGAGCGTGTCTGGCCGCTGGCATTGCCCAAGCCCGAGGCGGAGGGTGAAATAGAACTTCCGCCCGACCCTGTGTATTTTGGGGCAGTGCTTGAGATCATGGCGCGGCGTGCCATCCTCTTGAATTACAAATCCCTGTATGAACCAAAGGAACAGGGCAAGCTAAACTATAACGTCAATCCCGACGACTATTCCACTGCGGAACTTATAGAACTGATGCAGAGACTGCAGTCAGGTGAGGATCCCCTAGTTGCCATCACCAGCATCCAAAATAAACGAAGCGAACGCCCTAAACAACCTGAAATTACAGCTTAGTATTGCGTTGACCATGCGGCGGCGGGAAGCCATCGCCAACGGGGAGGCTGACATCACCATTGCATCGTTGAACTTTGCTGATTATCAGGCCGACCCTGTGCGCTTTGGCATGGAAGTGCTGGGCGAGAGGTACACCGACCCGATCAAGGAGGTCATGTACTCTGTGCGCGATCATCCTGTTACGATAGCCATATCAGCAAATGCAACGGGCAAGACGCATTCAGCCGCACGCATAGCCCTGTGGTTCTATCTGTGTTATCCCGACGCGCAGGTCTATACGACCGCCGCACCTCCCGAGCGCAACCTGCGTAAAATCCTGTGGGGTGAGATCGGTCATCTGACCTCGCGCCGTCAGGACTTGTTTCCTGAGTCAAGTGTCTCGAGCGGGATGAACATCCAGCGCAACTCACAATCCTTTATCACGGGAATTGCGATCCCTTCGTCCGGGACGCCTGAGCAACGGGAGGCGAAATTCTGTGCCGATGCGGACGATCTGTTTGAAATGCAAAACGGATTACTCATTCAGTATAAGTATTTGATTGGTAGAAACGACATCCCTGTAATAAGTGTCAACGATAAGTTCGAGCGCGAATCGGAGTTTGCGCAAGCATTCGATAACGGCGTGCGGGAAGTATATGAGATCACAATGGATGATGGTGAGATCATACGCAGAACCAGCAATCACCCTGTTTACGCGGGATGGGATATTCGGCCAGACAATCATGTCTATCCGACAATGGGGCATAAGAAGGGTCAGATCAGGGCGCATCAGGAGGGATGGCAGGAGGTTGGAAACCTGAATATTGGCGATGCTATTCTTGGCTCTGAAAGCACAGACTTCAACTTTGGACACAATCAGATCGACGACGATCTGGTGAAGTTCCTTGCCTACATGATAGGTGATGGTTCTTTTATTCAAAAACGCGAAAGTGGAAACAGGTTGCAGTTTACGCAAGACCGCAACAGGCAACTGGAGGAATTCACTACGGTACTAAAAAATCTTGGCGCAGAGTTCACGGTGTCTGACCACGAAAAATATAATTGGGTTTGTGTTTCGACGCACGACAAGAGGCTTTCCGACTTCTCCAGAGAGTGTGGACTACACGGACTCGGAAGTGAGCATAAGTTCGTTCCCAATGTGGTGTTTTCTCTTCGGCCTCGACAGGTGGCGATATTCCTTAGCCGACTGTTTGCCACTGATGGATGGGCTTCTATGTCAAACAAGGCTGAAATAGGGTATTCAAGCAAGAGTGAGAGATTGGTGCGAGATGTGCAGAGATTATTGAGAAGGTTCGGGATTCGCTCAAAGCTAACCTCGAAAGAAATCAACTGGACAACGCATGGTGCAGATCGTTCAGGTCACTATTGGGGATTGTACATTTCACATTCTACGGACGTGATAAAGTTCCATGCAAATATCGGCATCTACGGAAAAGAGGAAAGCGTAGATAAGTGCGTGGAGTATGCTACTCACACAATCTGGCGACATGCTAACTGGAAGTTTGAACATGCTGGCTATGTTTGGCGGCGTATCGTTTCAATTCGCAAGATAGGGAGTCGCCCGACAGTCGGGATGTATGTTCCTAAAAACCACACCTACTTGACGTCACTTGTTGAGCATAATTCAGGCAAGCACGCCCCGCATCTTCTGTTCATCGTCGATGAGGGTGACGCCGTTCCACCAGAGGTCTATCGCGGCATCGAGGCTTGCATGTCGGGTGGCATGACCCGTCTGCTTATCATGTTCAATCCCCGCGCCGATGTGGGCACAGTAGCGCGCATGGTCAAGAACAGGGAGGGGCACATCCTGCATCTTTCCGCCTTCGACCATCCCAATGTAATTACAGGCAATGACGAGATCCCGGGAGCGGTCTCGCGTGAAAAAACAGTCAGGCGGCTCAACGAATGGTCGCGGCCGCTTGCCGCTCAGGAAGCCCGTGATATTGAGTGCTTTGAAGTACCTGATTTCCTTGTGGGTCATGTCGCTAAGAGTTTGGGAGGTGAGGACTATCCGCCCCTGCCTGCGGGTTGGAGGCGGGTCCATAATCCCGCCCTGTTTTACATGGTCTTGGGTATCTACCCGCCCAAGACCGACTCGCAGCTGATCTCACGTGTCTGGCTCGATGATGCAGTGACCCGCTGGCTTGCATACACCGCCCGTTATGGGGAAACCCCGCCCCACACCATCAAACCGATTGTAGGCATGGATATTGCCGACATGGGCAAGGATAGTAATCAGATGACCCTGCGTTATGGCGGGTACGTTGCGAGGCAAAGCGGATGGTCGGGCATCGACCCGGACGCAACTGCAATCAAAGCCTATGGCGAGTTGAAGCAAATGGAATTACCCATGCAGGAGATAAAGATATACGTGGACGCCACGGGTGTCGGGGCCGGGGTTGCCCCGCGCATGATGCGCCTCGGGGCTTCCCTTGCAGAAGGGGTCATGGTGGCTTCATCACCCACCTATAAAACTGAGATGGGAGTCTTCTTTCAGTTACGAGATCAACTGTGGTGGTCTGTCATGACATGGCTGAGGGATGACAAGGGCGCAATGCTGCCCCCGGATGACGACCTGCTCGATGAACTGGCCGCACCCTCCTATGCCATTCGCAATGGGAAGATCCGTGTCAGCGATAAGGACACCATGATCGAATTGCTTGGGCGTTCCCCCGATCAGGCTGAGTCGTTGATGATGACCTTCGCGCCTACCTCACCCGATGCAGGGACTTTCCGATGATATGGACATGGATTGAATATGTGTTCTGGCTGGTCTCGATCTGCCTGCCGCCCGTGGTTGATCCCGCGTGGCCTGATTGCATTCACCATCGTCGGATGTTCGTTTGGTGGTATATTACAGAGGCTTCGGTGGATCACAGGAATACATTAAGTCCCGAAGTCACTATGCCGCCCATGAGCGCTGCTTTCACAGGCGGCGCATTTTTATAATGTGAGGAAGCCAATGCCTTCTAAAATGAGAACTTTCAGCCTGCCCTCAATAAATCCAAACATGACCAAAGCCGAGCTTATGCAGACTTATCAAAACATGGCTGCCGCGGTGGATCGAAGCGCCCTAATTAGTGGACTCGGCCAAACCTTCGGCGGGGCGAGGGATGTCTATGAGATATTCGGATGGAAAAGGGTTTTGCGCTTCGATGACTACCTCCAAATGTATGATCGGAACGGTCTCGCCGCACGGGTTGTGGATGCACTCGCAGATGAAAGCTGGCGATTGCCTCCCGAAATGAAGGACGGTGACGTCCAGAGCGCCGATGAGGATGAAGGCAAGTTGACCGATTACCTGAGGGCATGGAATGAAGTAACTGAAAAACTGGATGTATGGGCGAAATTCAATGAACTGGATACCGCGTTGGGAATATCCCGCTATGCGGTCATCCTGCTTGGCGCGCCGGGCAACTTTGAAACGCCCCTCGAGAGGGCAAGCGCACTTTCCTACCTGCAAGTTTATGATGAGGGTCAGGCAACGATCAGCACAACAGACCGTGACGCAAATTCATCACGTTATGGAATGCCCCTTCTATATCAGATCACTTTCGAGGATGGTTCCAAATCACGGGCGGTACATCACAGCAGAGTCGTACATTGCAAGGAGGGACGCGGACGCTCAAGGGTCTACGGCATTCCACGCTTGAAGAAGTCCTATAACTACCTGCAAGACCTTGAAAAAGTGGTAGGGTCATCCAGTGAAGCATTTTGGCTTTTGATCCGCAAGGGTTTGATTATCTCTGCGAGGGATGGCGCACAACTGCCGGCGAAAGGTACTGAGGCTTATAACGACATGCAGGATGAAATTTCCGAATGGGAGCACCAGCTGCGTCGTGTCATGCGACTGAAGAACATGGATGTAACCGACATGGGCGCACAGGTGGTGGATGGACGCGGACAACATGATCTCCTCATTACGGATATAGCGGGTACGAACGGAATGCCCCAAAGGGTTCTAGTGGGTTCGGAACGCGGCGAATTGGCGAGTACATCCGACGATTCTAATTGGGCTTCTGTGGTTTCAGCAAGACAGAAAAACGAATGCGAGAAGTGGGTAAAGGATTTTGCGAAAACACTGGTAACGCTGGGAGTGCTGCCCGCCCCAACTGGCAAGACCTCAATCCAGTGGCAGGAATTATACAAACTCACAAAAGAGGTCAGGACTACCGTGGCCGCACAAGCGGCACAGACCATAAGCACGATTACAGGCGGGGCACCTGAAACCGCAGTGGATATTGCCGACTTCATGAAAGAACACTTCAATTATGTCCTGCCTGCAAATGCCAACGCCAACCTACCCAAACCGATAACCCCTCCAGAAGGGAAAGAGGGAGGGGAAGTTCCTCCGTTGAACACAGGCGCGGGACTCAAAGGTGAGCAGGATACTCAATTGATTCAGGATGCAGTCGAATGAAGATCACTTTTTTGGATGGACCCATGCACGCAGTCATGATGGATGTCCCGGAAGAACGGGAAACATGTATCGTCGAGGAGGATGGGGATGCAGTGATTAAAGATGGTATCCCCAAGCAACCCTTGCAATCCGACCCGCAGTACGTCCCAATCAGGCGTCACCAATACAACCGAGTCAAGTATTGGGGCAGGACGTTCTTTCAGTATCAGGGGGTAATAGCAGGGAGTCCATGAAGAAGCCTTCGAGCTGGCAGTCATTTACTTTTCCCACGCAGACGGAAACCCGCGTCTTTATCGGGCAGGCATCGGATGTGACGGAACGCCTATCCACGGATTTGTGGAATCGCACCTCCGGCTACCCCGGCCTGCTGACTGCGCGGCGCGTTGCCACTGCAAGCATCCCGCGGACGGGCGTCGAAAAGGATTATGAATACTCTCCCACCACAAATAGATATACCAATGTCAAGACAGGCAGGGAGGTTTCCCGCAAGCAGCTGGAAATAGCCGTGGTTCGGGTCAGTAACGATGTAAAGAAGCAAATGCGCGTCAATACACAGCAATTGATTGCGGGCGCGATCATGTTCATTGTCTGGTATCACCGTTCCCGCGAGTTGCTTTGGTCATTATATAAGGCAGTCTTTGTCCTGCATGTAGGCGGATTTCTCTTTGACGATCAGGTATATCGGGACGCTTTCTATCTTCTGATCCTGAGCCAATTCAACCGCTTCGATAACTTCGCCCTGCATCTGGACAACATGCCCGATTTTAGCGGCCATGAGATTGCACGGGCGGGATCCTACGGAGGATATGGAAAGGCCGTACATCAAAACGCAAATCTGACTCTTGGTGCTGAACGCGGACAGGATGAAGCCCGGCGCGTACTCGGCCCCAATGAGAACCACTGTTACTCGTATGAAAGGGATGTGGGTTGCATCGACCTTGCATTGCAGGGATGGATACCCATAAGACAAATGATCCCCATTGGTGGGGCAACCTGCCGCGATAACTGCCAATGCAGGATCGAGACACGCAGAAGTTATGAGACTTAGAGGTGCTTATGCCGATCTATCAACCCAAGCCGCGTATTGTGCAGGTGCGAGGGACGGGACGCAATACCTTATTATTCCTGTTCAATGTAGATGACAGCCTGATCGAGATCAGACGCGGCGGAGTGTGCTATCTGGTCAGGCTGGATGACTTGATGGAGTTTGTCAAAGGTGACGGGTCCTTGTTCCGTGCAGAACACACGCTTGACGAAACCAGCGAGACCAGCATCATCCGGAATCTATTACCCCATGCCCCCGCGGAATGATGAACCCGAGCGGGTGAACGCCTATGCCAACCTGTACGCCGACAAGAAAGCCCTGATCGTATTAGGCGGGACAAGTGCAAAATCATGGCAGCATTTATATAAGGAAACCGGGGCGGATGTCGTGCTGGGGGCAAACGGCGTCAACAGTCTGATCCCCAACCTTGATTTCCACATGGTCATCGAGAACATGAAACGTACTGCGAGGCTGGCAAACAAAAAAGACCCGCGTGCAATGCACTTTATGCAGATGTTACGCCGCACGGGAGCGTCCACACGCCTGTATAACCATAAGAATGCAGCCCTGCTCGGCGCGAATGTTTCCCGTGAAGGACTCGTGGGCGTTCAACGCCGCGGGTCATTCGACGCCGACAAAGTTCCGCCTGATTTCTCATTCCGTGAATATGGATCAGGATTTATCAAGGGAGGTTTGATGAAGGACAAGCAGGCAATTGGAAACCTGAAATTACCCATCGGGACAGTCGCCCTGCAATTACTTCACATGGCCGGGATCCTCGGGGTAAGACAGGTACACACCATCGGTCTTGACCTGTGCTTTACGCCCGGTGAGTCACACCATGCCTATACCTATCCCGGATACATGCCGAACACTTATTTCCTGCCTGCCAATTTCATCACCTACAAAGGCTTCTCGACTATGAGCTTTTGGAAGGAAAGCGCCGAATTTCTGACCGCCATCAAACCCTGCATGGATGATGTTGGGTTGGAGTGGATCGACCATTCGCACGGCTTGCTGGGGCACTTGTGAGTCTTACCATGCGCTGTCCACATTGCGGCTCGATGCGTGCGGTTTTGGTGGAGATCATGACGAATGTAAACCGCTATCGCTGTGTGAAATGCAGGCAGGCATACACCGAACCTAATAACCACGGGGGGGATTGGGAAAAGAACCCGAGCGGGGGGCCTTCGGAAAAAGCCTACTACTTCTACCGACATCAGGGGAAAGAAGCTGCTTTCGAGCGCGCCCTTGCGATGAAGGGTTATTGGCGCACCGATCTAAGACGGGCAAGGCTGGTATTTACAGACGTGGATACACCCGGACGGGTTGCACAGATGCAAAAAGAACTTGACTCAGGTCATAAGAAGCTGTTTGTCTACCCCCATGCGGCACGTCCATTCATCGGCTGGGACGGACTCTTCCCGCCCTCCTCGGTGACCTCAGCCTGTTTTATATTTGCCGATGGTCATGCGGACGTACTGCGTGCCTATGGTTATCGGCGGGAATTACATACCGTTGGATGGGCATATACCCCGCTCCTGCCCTTCGTCCCTGCGGGTGAGCCGTCCCGTGTGCTCTTTTGCCCGATCCACCCAAACAATAACGGCTATCTTTCACAAATGGACAAGCATATCAATCTGAAAGTTTACGAGTTGCTTCTGGATATGGTCAGGGAGCAGGGAATACAGCTTACAGTCAGGCACCTCAAGAATTTGGATGCCAATGGTCTCAAGCCGAATGCGCGGGTGAAATTCATCCGCGGCGATCCCAAAATAAAAAACTGCACAGGTATCGAGGAAAATGATGTCATCATCGGACATCAGACCTTGGCATACAATGCAGTGGCAATGGGAAAGCCTACGGTCATGATGGCTGAATATGAAGCCCCGCGTAATGGTGGGAATGACCACGACTTCAAGAGGGTGAGATCATGGGAAAAGTACAAAGACCTGCTTATGTACCCGCTCGATATACTTGACACGACCGCGCCATATACATTACTGACTCAGGCGTGTGCCAGTGACACCAGAATCTGTAACTGGCGCACCCGCATGATCGGGGCGACCACCTTCGATGAAGATGTCTTTATACGCGCCGTGGAGAGTTACCTATGATCCTGACCGCTGTCGCCCTGCCTAGGTGGAAGATAGGGCGTTGGACTTACGGCGTCCCAACAGTCAAAATGGCAAAATCAGGCAAGCGACTGGTGATCGGTTCGTTCTGCTCGATTGCCCCGGGTGTGCGCATTTTTCTTGGTGGGGAACATCGAACGGATTGGGCTTCCACGTATCCTTTTAATATGTTCTGGACGGGAGTAAAGGACATGGATAAAGTACGAAGCTCCAAGGGGCATGTAATCATTGGTAATGATGTCTGGCTGGGTGAGACCTGCCTGATCCTTTCGGGTGTGCGTATCGGGGATGGTGCAGTGATCGGCGCAAATACGTTGGTCACTTCCGATGTCCCGCCTTACGCCATTATGAGCGGGAATCCCGCACGCCTGCTACGTTTCCGATTCAACCCTGAGACCATCGAAAGCCTGCTCACAATCGCTTGGTGGAACTGGACTGACGAAAAGATAAAGGAATTCCTGCCGCTTATGGAAAGCCCTGACATTGGTGCTTTCATCGAGGCCGCCCGTCATCCGTAAAATGTGGTATAGTGTGATTGCTTCGGTAGCAGTACCTAGTAGGACATCTACGACCCGAAGATTTGAATGCCTGTGAGCGTCCAGCAGGCATTTTGCTTTTTATATCCTGACTGAGACCTGCCCAAGAGCGTCCGCGCTTTGGGCAGGTCTGCTTTTTTATGAGGATGATATGAACATCGTAATCGGCAACACCCATATGGACTATTCCGCCATGCGTGAGATCGAACAGGATGGCCACACGTGGCTGGTCGTCAACGGAGTCCCGATAGTGGAAGGGGTGCTTGGTTCGTATCTTGTGCCTTATGAGGAGTTTGGTGCGTTTCCTGTGGATTGGAATGATGTCCCATTGGTATTAGGTCATCCCCAAACACAGGGCGGATCAGCACGAGTCGCATCCCCGGATGTGCCCGTGGTGGGCAGATTTCACAATGCAAGTCTTGACCCGCAAGGCCGCCGTTTGGTGGGGGAGTTCTGGCTGGATAAGGTTTTGCTTCTCGCCAATACAACTGGTTCCGCCATATACGAAAAGATGCGTCTAGGTCAGCCTGTGGAGGTTTCCACAGGCTATTACGCGCCGGGCGTCGAGGATACAAACGGCAAGTTCAATGGCATGACTTACAAGGGGATTCACAGAAACCTTCATCCCGATCACATCGCCCTATTGTCGAATGGCAACACAGGCAATTGCTCGGTCATGGATGGATGCGGACTTAACCGCAATTCCAATTCCATCATTACCAACTGCGGTGACAGCAAGAATTGCACAAAGGCCGACTGCCCCATGAAAGACAAGGGCATGATGGACGTAATGGATAAAAGCCAAAAGACCAGCGCAAGCAACCCTGTCACCACCCATATTAGGCAACCCGCGACCCAGCTACGAGACTGGTTCGCTGATGCAACACAATTCACAAAGGAGTCACTTATGAACAATGCTACACTCTCCGCATTCCTGCAATCCATTGGTTTCAGTAACGTCAAAATTACTGATGGTGGGGAAGCAGGTCTTTCAGTGGCGCTCGAAGGAACTGGAAATGACGCCGCGCTCGACGGGCTGGTACAACTGAATCAGGTTGTGCAGGCTGCGGGAAGCGCGGCGGATTTCATTAAGACCTTTGAAGCCGCGAGAGGGATGGCCGATCAACTGGCCGCAATGCAAGTGCAAATGAATGAGAGGCTGGCCGCTTTTGCCGACCTCAAGGATTTTGCCGCGTCCGTGACCGCCAACCAAGCGGCCACTAAACTCAGCCTCGTTACCGGGCTGATTGCCAACAGGTCAAATCTCTTTGATGAAGGCACGCTCAACAGCATGAGCGTGCCCGTCTTGGAGAAGTTGGCACAATCGTACCAGCCCGTTGACTGGTCTGGATTGGGCGGTATGCGCACTAATTCAGCAGAAGGTAAACCTTTGCCAGTCCCGGAAGGCTACCTCTCATTAGTTGGGAAGGCGGTGTAACATGGCATACAAGACAAAACCCAGCACCATCCTCCTGCGCGGTAACGATGCCCAATTCAAAGAACTGCCCCTCGAACCGTTGAACATCTATGGAGTGGGCGGGATCACCCCGGGTATGTTGTGTGTGAGAACAAGCTCCAACACCGTGAAGCCCCATGCCACCGCCACAGCCGCAACCACCCCGATCTTTGCCGTTGAAAACCTTCTGCTCGGAAAAGGAATTGACGACGATTACGATCTGGATGGCGAGGCTGTTCTGCTTGTGTACGCGGAGCGCGGCGATGAAGTCTACGCCCTGCTCGAAGCAGGCTCCGGCAATGACGCGGCTATTGGCGATCTTCTGGAATCCAATGGCGCGGGTCTTTTGCAAAAAGGATCCACTGGCCCCATTGCCCGCGCCCTTGAACATATTGACAACGATCCGGGAACCAACTCGCTCCCGATGCGCATTCGCGTGGAGGTGATGTAATGAACACAAATATGGCTGATAGCCTCCTGCATCCCGGATTAATGCGCCCTTACTTCAATGCACGCGGCGAATCTGTCGTGAACATTGGAACAAGGGAGAACCCACTTGAACGCATGGTACAAAATGCCATGCTTCGCCATGAGGAATGGGAGCAGATCGACGCCGCTGTTTTGGACGTTATCCGCCTGCCCAATATCGCCCTCAATGATTTTCTGCGCCTCGGTCTGACCCAGCCGCTCGATGGTTTGGGCGTGACCGTATCCATCTATGACCAGTTGGGCGACATGACTGCCGCCACACTGAGCATGAATGGGGAAGTGCTTGGCGAGAAGGATCGCGTTCCGATTACTTCCGTCAGCATTCCAGTGCCCTTGATCTTCAAGGATTTCCAAATCCCATTACGCACACTGGAAGCCTCAAGGCGCGGCGCACGGGTCGATCCGATCCCGATGGATACCACCCTCGCAACCGTAGCCACCCGAAAGGTACAGGATGCAGTCGATGACCTGATCTTCAACGGTGACACAAAGATGCTCGGCAGTGCGGGTCCGATCTACGGTCTGACCAACAAGCCCCAGCGGGTCAACACCACTGCGGCTAACGCCGGTGGCGGCGACTTCGGCACAGCCGGGAACGCCTACAAGACCATCAACGGCGCGATCACCAAGATGAATTCACTCGGCTTCAATGGCCCCTTCGGGTTCTATCTTTCAACGACACAGTATGGCCAGATCAATCAACTGCTGACCAATACCGCTGTTTCCGAAATGAGCGCGATAGTCACGCAAATCCCCGGACTTTCCTTCATCAAACACTCGACCAAGTTGCTTGATGGTGTGGGGATCCTATTCCAACTGACCAAGGATGTTGCTGACATTGCAATTGCCCGCGACGTTACCACAGTCAATTGGGAGAGTCTCGGCGGTTTCCTGCTTGACTTCCGCATCTACACCGCATTGACCGTCCGTGTCAAGCATGATTTCAACGGCGTCTGCGGAGTCTATTCAATAACCTCCTGCTAGGTACGACCTATGCGGGAGTCTGAGGCTTCCGTTCTCCCCGAGGACTCCCGTGTAGTTTTGAGGTAACCCATGAGTTATGGATCACTTGCGACCATCGAAGCTCTTGCAAGCACTTGGACAAAGGCAGGGCACTTCACTGACTCTGATCCTTATAGTGGAGGCACGATTCCATCACTTACTCAAGTGAATGCGTGGATCGACCAGATGAGTCTGGTGGTTGACTTTGCAATTGCCAATGAAGGCTTTGAGACCCCCGTCGTAAACCCGACCGCCGTTGCGGCCATAGCCGACGAGGTTGAAAAAGCCGTGGCTGATCTGTGCCATGCCGCACATAAATCAGGCCGCTTCTTTACCAAGAAAGCGTTGGAGTCTGGCGCGCCCTCGGCCAGTGCCTACCTGACCACATGGGTTGGAAGCAGGATCACCGCGTTTCGTACCCTGAAAATCCCGACGGTCACGAATGCAGTCGGGATGGGCAGCGGGTCATTCGATGTCCTATGACGCTGGTAAGGCTCGAGATCATTGGACTGAAGGCGACCCAGCGCGCCCTGCTAAGGATCGTACCCGACGCTGAGAAGGCACTCCTGAGCGACCTCGGTGAAACATCCGAGTTGATCGCTGAACAAATGCAGGAACCCGCTCCCGAACCCACGTACCCGATCAATTGGGACTCCCCAAAACAAAGAGCCGCATTTTTTGCAACCAATGGCTTTGGTGGAGGTATACCCCACGTGCGCACGGGTAGATATGTTGGTGGTTGGAAGTCAAGCCCGATCAAGAACGGCTTTAAGACTTATAACCTGAAAAAGTATGCAGGTTACATCGCGGGTGACCACTTCGGCAAACGTCAAAGCCGCATCCATGAAAACCGCTGGAATCTTTTCCTAGCCGCCGCTGATAAGTTTATAAACCTGCTTCCAAAAAAGGTACTCAGTGGCGTGCGTGAAGCCCTTGCCCGATTAGGACTGAAGTCCAGATGACAATTCTGATCGACCATTTCTCCGTAGTGGAAGCCGCCGCGTTACAGCTTGTGAAGGATCACATTGATAACAGGGATGTCTACTTCGATGTTCCCGAAGATCAGGTGGTTGCTTCCGATGAAACGGTGCTTACCACAGGGCATGATTATTTCCTAATCTCTTTCCCGTCCATCTTCCCGACCGAATACGGTGGGGCGGGAATGATAAAAGCGGTTTGGAGTATCAGCATGGAGATGTTCGTGCGCTTCTCGACTCCTCCTGAGACTTGGGCACACTTCAAGGCTTTTCGCTCCGACATCTTCAACTTGTTCAATGTGAGGATCATCGGGCACAATCTAAACCGCACTGCCGGGGTTGAGTCCGTCCTGCTTACTTCCGAGGGCGCACCCACTGCCTTTGCCGAGGAGGATACGCCCTCCGACCCCGTTTTCTTTTCACAGCGTATGCTCTTGACCGTACAATACAAAATCAACAAGCAACCATAAAGGAGTCTGAAATGGAAAATGTCTATGTTTATTCCGGCTTTCAATTGGGTATCGTTTACCTGTTGAACGCCAAAGGACGACCCGCAGGAACGGATTTAACGCCTTACACTGGCATCGAGATGTATGCCACCAAGTCGTATGCGCCGACCCTGCCAGCGCCGCGACTTGTCGCACACACAGGCAACGACCGCCTGCTCAAGACGCAAATCTTCCCGGGTCAGGAAGCCGCCAAAGCACAGCTTGCCGTGGGTGCCGAGGATCTAGACCTGATTGCAATGCTGACAGGCAAGAGCGTCATCACGCGCTCGGGAATGCCCATGCTCCCGCATCTGGACGACCTGCAAGGCAAGGAAAAGACCGTAGGTGTGATCCTTTACCAAGCCGCACTTGCCAAGAATACCTCAGCTGCGGGGTATCACTTCCACATGGTCGCAAGCTCAAAGATGGTCCCGACCCTGCCGGGCGCTGGGGAGGCCCCCATTGATCTGACCTTTGACATGACCTTGAACTCCAGTACCAATTTACTGTGGGGCGAAAGCCTCGCGCCTCTGGCTGATCCCTATGACCCGCTATCCGGTGTGCCCATTTCAGGAGTCTTCAATGCGGGCATTTTCTCAGGTTTCAGCAACTTCGCGCCGCGCATTGCCAGCTTCATCGGTGATAACAGCGAAGATGAATTCCTTTTCCCGCCCTCCATGCAGGCTGCTGATGTAAACACGATCAGTGTCTACACCTGCCAGCCAGCCGATGACTCCACAGTGGTTGTGAATACGGGTGATTACACCGCCGCGCTCGATGGCGTTACGTTCGATAACCCGCCCGCGACCGGCGAGGAAATCTATGTGCTTTACCAGAAAGCCGACTAGCCATGCCCGGAAAAAAGAAACCGTTTGAACCCAAAGTAATTGCCCAAGACTACACCCCGCAGGGGCTTCTGTTCACCACAATCGAGTTGCGCAAGAAGCGCATTATCACCATCACCGAGCCGAAACATGGTGTGGAAGCCCTGCGCGGGAAGTTTGCAAATGAAGTCCTCGAATTGGGTCTCGAGGATGAAGCCCTTCGTAATATCCTGCTCCTGACTTACTCGGCACTGGCCGCGCTCTCGACGGGTAATGTCCCAAAGCCGTTGGAGTTGCAGGAAATGGCACGTGCGGATGTGAAGTTCTGGATCGAGCAAGCCAAGATTCTAGCCCCTGACTTCTTTGACTGGATGGATGTTCCTGAAACGGAAGCCGAGCAGGAGCAAGCCCTGCAAAAAAAAAGGCGGAAGCGCTTGAGATAAAGAATATACTCCTGCGCTTCGTTCCCGCGTCCGGGAAGCCCGTGGTGACCATTCCAAAGACAGTGCCTATGACACTGAAACGCTTCCGTCAGGTCTACCCTGAATGGCTGAGGTGGATGGCAACGGAAAGGCGCTTTTTACCCGTGCGTGGTGGAATGAGGGATCAGCCGTCTGGTTTGATGGATGATCTCTTATTTTTAGACGGTCTGTTACAAAGTCTGACCGAACTCAACAGGCAGCAAAATGAAAAATGATCCAAATCCCGAGGTTCGTTTTTACCGCGCCCTGCGGACATTCGTCATAGTATGTATGGTTATCGCCTACTTTGGATTTATCCTCGTTTGCTTCTGGATGATCTTCCCCAAAGGATGACATGGATAACCTTTCCCTTGTACTACAACTATTACTTGACCCCAAGGAAAAAGCCCGTACCCTGAAAGGGATACAGGAAATTTCCGATGCACTTGGGACGCTTGGCAGTGATGGAGGCAGTAAGGGCAAAGGCCGCGGGAGGGTGGCAAGCGCGGCCAAAGCAGATGCGGCGGAGATCGTTGCCAGTGCCAAACAGCGCAAGACTGCAGTGGTGGCGGAAGTGTCCGCGGAAAGCGCCGCCATTATCGCCCTTGCCAAGAAAAATAAAAAGAGTGTGGTCGATGCCGCCAACGGCGCGGGTACTGAAAGCATTGCCGCTTATAAGAGGCGTGCTCTAGCGGCGGAAAAGCTCGAAAAAGAAATCACATGGATCACCATCGCAGAAGGCAAGAGGCGTGCAAAGGCACGCGATGCGGCAGGCGGAAGCTCTGCATCAAACCGCTTTGATACACATCAGGGCACAGCACCCAAAGACCAATCGAGAATAACCGACCTGACAGGCAAGACTCTCCAAGAGCGTGAGGTGATTGTCGCAGGTTTGATGAAGACCGCCGCCGCTGAACAATTATCAATTACCCAGCAGGCTAATGCAAGGCAGATAGCCGCAGAGAAAATTTATCAGGCGAAGATCAAAGAGTTGGAGAAGGATGGTTTTGAGGCCACAAAGGAAATGGTGCAGGCGCGTGCCAAAGTCCTTATGGAAACATCCGTATCTAATGCGATCCGAAATGAAAGAATCGATGCGGCTGTGAAAGCACAGCGTATTGACAAAGAAGATCCCGGTGGCAACAAGAACCGCACGATAAAGCCCGGTTGGGTTGAGGTACTTTCTCAAGAGGCACAAAAAGAAGCCAACGACATTGAAGCCCATCGCAAAGCACAAATGGAAGGCGGCGGGGTGGTGAGCGATAAGATGTCTCCCGTTAATCCCGGCGAGGGTTGGAGGGATGTAAGTGATGCGGAAAAGAAAGTCTTGTTGCTTTCGGGCGCGTGGAGGGAAGTCACCGACGAAGAAAAGAAGGCTTTGGAAGTTGTGAAACTGGTGGAAGCCGAGTTGAAGAAGTCCGGCTATCAGCAGAAAAATCCAACGGAACGCCAAAAGGAATTATTACTTGATAGAAGCAGTGCACTAGGTATCCTTAACCGCACTCAAACCATCCCGAGCGTTGCCAATACAGGTACAAACCCAGTGATCGGCGGCAAAACATCAGCTGTGGCCGATACTTCGATGGCAAAATTCATGGCGGCTTTCTCCCAGCGTTTCAAACTTGACGAGAAGGCAAAACGCATGGTGGACTTGTTCAGCGGGAAGAAGGTCAGTGAGGATCAGCTGAATGAGTATTCAAAATCAGAGCAGGTACTCAAGGACGTGGCCGAGGCTGAAAAGGCCGCCCTGACAGGCATGGACGCACTCGCGGCGGGCGTGGCAACCGGCGGACAGGGAATGAAGCGTTTCGGGGAGGATACCCGCGCAATGGACGCCGAGATCGAAGAAATGGGTCAGGCTTTCGGTCTTACCAAGGAACAAGTCGAGGGCATGACCGCGGCGCAGTGGGATCAGGGCAAGGCACTGCTTGCACAGGAAAG